CAAGCACTAAAGAAATAATTCCTGGAGCACTATCTAAGCCCGACTTATCTCTAAACCATGCTGATCCATTATCCATAGATGGATTCTGAATAAATAATCTTGGTCCTACGTTCTGTGCACGATAGTGGTGATAGTGACCAACATTAAGGATGTCTGCGTCAGCTACTGAACAACGTCCCATTACCTGACCTTGCCACCACTTAACCATATCTCGTGATTGATGACCATGAGCCATGCCGTACATAACACCACTTAGGTTTACAGTTAATGTGCTGTCATCTGCTGCTGGATATCTAAACTCAACCCGATCACGTAAAAATTCACTCTCTTTGCAGATGTCTTCTACTTGAGCAACTACATCAATTTGCCAAGAGTCTTCCGGTCTTCCAACCAAGAAACGTTGTACTTCGTCGTGATTACCTGGAACTACTGGGACTATAAGCTTGTCTGCAAGGGGGGCTAAAGCCTTGATCTGTGCAAGAAGCATTCTACGTCCTACACGTACTTGTTCTGAGACACCAATGTCATGGCGACCCATTACTTTACCTTTTTGACTTGTCATACCCTCAATACAGTCACCTAGTTGAGGTAGAGCAATTTGATTAATTGAATACTTACTTACTAAATACTTATGATGAGCAACAGCTTCATCAATAGAGTGCAATACCCGATCAATGATTGCAGGGGTATCATCTTTTCCGTATTGTGTATCACCAATGCTGTATACAGCTGTTAGATCTCCTTTGGAAGTCAGTACCTCGGCAGGGGTCCAATTAACTATTACAGATAGTAATTGTTCTAAATCATAATCTGGTGCGTTTGTTTTACCGGAGGGAACAACATTAACTCTAAAAGACTCTAACCAATCACCGTTAAATGTTTGCCAACGAGATCTGCGATGAGATACAACTACCCACTCTGCTGGATCTAGTTTTGCTTCAATAAGAATCTCTTCTGCACCTGGGGTATTTCCATCAGGGCGTGGTGTAGAAACAATAAATCCACCATCTGTTCCAATTTCTGAACGTGGTCGCCATGCTTCTGGAATGTTCTTGCTTATTTTATCTGAACCATCTTGTCCAGCTTTTATAATTTCATTGTAGTCATCTGCTAAAGACATACACAATCTCCTCGTCGGTGGTCACGAACGGCAGTTTTGCCAAATGTTCCACCGGCACGGCGGAGTAATAAAAATAAATCTTTTGTACTTAATTCGTCATCTTCTATAGCTACTTCAAGTATTTTCTTATCTTCTTCTGGTAGCGTTTCTGCCCATTGGCCTACAATACAAAGCTTTAAGTTACCTGTTGACTTTACTTCTGCATACAGATCTTGCAACGACATATACGCCTCCTAATGCTCCAATTATAGTACTAGGCCCCGAGGAAACCCCAAGGCCTAGTAACTAGCATACATCAAATTAGTACGAAGCGCCAGCACCTGAATCGAAGTTCATGCGGTCACGCTTTGCAGCAGTGCTAATTCGGATTCCATTAGCTTGTGTTGCTCCTGCTGATGGGTCGACCATCTTTGTATATCGAGGTCCGCCCTTGATTGAATAAGCTGCTCCTGCACGGTCTTGACCGGTAGCAGAAACGTTTTTACGTGGTGCACCCTTTTGACCGTATGGGTCTCCAGCCTGTGCTCCCTTTTTCTTTACAAGTGTACCTGCCTGAGGTGATGCAGAGGGGGAAGTAAACTTAACTCCATCTTTCATCATAGGCTTGCGACCTTGCTTTGCCATACCTGCAAGCGCCTCGTCAGGGCTTGGGATTGAGCCTTTTGCCATGGTGTTCCTAACTGTTAAGAGATCTCTTGTAATAAAGAATATATCAATTTACATTGATAGTAAAGACTATTGCTGAAATTTGTCCGTCACGAGAATCTACTGTGGTAAATCCTGGTCTACAGCTGAGGTCTAAACCTCTTGGTGCAACGTAGCCACGGGCAATAGCAATAGCTTTTACTGCTTGATTTACTGCGGAGGCGCCTACTGCCCTCAATTTTACTTGTGGGCGCTCATACAATGCATGAGCAATGGCGGAACCTACCGATTGTGCGTTAGAACCAGCGCTTACACGCAGGAACTGTTCCTCACCTGAATCTTTTTCAATCACGTTTTGTAGTCCTTAGGTTTCGATTTAGAGTCGCCCTCTAAGGTAAAAGGTACGTGATTTAAGAGGCTCCGTCAGCGTATCCAGCTTCTTTCAGCAGGTTTACGAAGTCCTCTAACCTAAGGATTACTGGCCATTCCCCAATATTTGCCTCACCCTGACCGTTAAGACGTAGAACAGCTACAGGCAAATCTTTACCATTATGACGTTCTTTTAGCTGTTTTATAGCTGCAGAGGGGTTGAAATCTTTGCGAGCTTTTACTTCCCAATCTATGCCTATAGTTCCAGTTACGTCAGTCCCCGATCTACCTGCACCGGTTGACTCTGCATAAGGCCAACCGTTCTCTACCAGGTAGTTAGCCACAATTTTCTGTGACTTATAGCCACGATGTTTTCTACTCTGGGAAGGCATTACGCATCCGAGTAGTAATTAATACCTGTAGATCTTCTATAGACCCGTTGTTTACAAAAATTTGATCTACTTTGTATCCGTCCATTTGAGATTCTGAAACGTGACCGTTTACTGGACCAACCCCAGTTCTTTTTACACGCCACACTTGACCGCCTAACTCTTTAATAGCAGCAGCCTCATTCTCAAACCGTACATCGGTAATCACAATTCGATCATCCGAAGACACGTTACGTAATGCTAACGTAACCCAAATATCTGGATCAATTAATTCTCTAGCGACTAACCCCATGTTTTGTAACAAAGCACGAACTTGAGGTTCTTGCTTTGCTTTATCCCAACCAACAAGGTTTACTAAATCCTGTAAGTATCCTGTAGGGCTACAAGCAGTCATTGGATTAACTAAATATAAAAACTCTCTAATCTTGTCTGCAAAGGCTATTCTTGTGTACCCATACTTTTCTACAAGCACAGATGCTGCAGTATCTTTACCTGACTGAGCGTATCCGGTAAGTCCTATAAGGTTGTAACTGGTGGCTATATCTAATTCTTCATCAGTAAATAGAGAAAGCTGTTCCCACTCTGGCTTCATGGTGTTGTCCATCCGCTTCTAACAGTTGCCTTATTAATATTGACTCTGCGAGTAATTTCTCGATTAATTAAAGAAATATCCTTAGAAAGACGTTCAGAGATAATGTGGATAAGTCCACGATAGTTAGACAGCTCCTGTAGAGCGTCTAGCTTCTCTTTATAGTCTGGGTCAACATCAATCTCCGCATCGATCATAGACACAGAGGTGCCAGCCTTCTTTAAAGCTAATCTTTTCTGTGACTTTATAAAAGATAAATTCTTATCTGCTTCTGCCCTGTCTACTTCAGCGCACCAAAGTTGAAGGCTAATAAACTCCAAGTAAGCAACATACTTACTGTATAAGTCCATAACCTGTTCTTCCATAAGATCTGTAATGTCTGCTGGAAGAGATGGCGCATCGTAACCATAGCTTTGGTTTACATTCATACCTTGAAGTTGCAAAGCTTCGATAGTCTTACGACTAGCCTCAGCAACACGTAACTCAATTGGACTCATGCTAGGTTCTCCTTTGCCCAGTCAATCCATTCAAACATTAAATCGTTAATATCAATCGTATCTGTAAAACCGTTTTCGTGTAAATGCTCAATAAAGTCGTCGTCTCCCACTAACACTGGAAGATCAAGTCCAACCTCTAACATGCCTGGATACTTAATCATTTACCACCCCATCCTCCGCCCTTAAGTTGTATACCGAATGTTGAGTACTGGCGAAATGCCTCTCCCCCACACTCACACACTACAGCAGGTGATGGTCCTTCTGCAATTGGGAAAAAGCTTTCAAAGGTAGAAAGACAAGTAACGCATCTATACTCATAGTTTGGCATCTTGACTCCTAAAGGGTTCGCAACGTTTACATCCCTTGACAGGGTCAATACTACACACAGGTGGGCGGTCGTTGTCAACAGCCCAAGCGATGTCCAATGCTTGATCAAATAGTTCTTTTGTAAAATCTGGGTTGTACTGAACTGTGAACTCTTTGTAATCCTGGTTAGCTTTAAGCTCATAGATATATACGATCTCATTTGGTGCTGAGGGTAGGTCTCCGTTTTCAAACATCAAATGAGTTAGGTGCAGATATACCTGACCCTGCAGTTGATGTGAACGGAAAGGGGCACGAATATTACGCCATGCTTTCTCCAGATCTCCATCTGCCTGAGCTAGTAACGCAGGCGCTTCAAAACGAAGAGTTCCTGCGCCAATTGACTTAATCTCTATAAGGAAGTCATTTCCCAAACCTTTTACCCAACCATCTGAGTGACCGCCAATCTTGTGTTTGTTACTCCACAACGGTACTTCTCGGTATTCAAATACTCCACACTCAGGGTCATTGAAATCTAAATCAGCAGCTTGTTCCCATTCAGAAGGACCGCATTCAGAGCATTCCCACTTACCGTACAGGACTCCCATTTCAGTAAGCCACTTCTGCCACTTAGCGTGAATAGTGTGACCCTCATCAAAAATAGACTGTAGGCGAAGCGTAGGCTTTTCACGAACCTCTTTGTAATTACCTTTGATTGCATGATACTGAGCTAGATGGCACCACTCAGGTTTAATCATGTCAGATGGGTGAATGATATCCATCTTGCGATTATCAAAAGGCTTTGCTAATAAGTGACGCTCAACAGCGCCTACTAAACGAGTATCTCGTTTATTAGCATCTAGATACGCTTTTAAAGAAACCGTTTTAGGTTTTCCCGTATTTGCCATCTTGTTCTATCCATTCGTCTAGTGTTAAACCTTGTTTTTCATATTTACGCTTTGCTGCATTTCTTTCTCGATGGGACATGCCACCAAAGATGCCGTGCAACTCATCGTTAATAATAGCCTCTTTGAGGCAATCTTTCCTAACCGGACAAGCAGGCCTGCCGTCCTTCCCCCAACAAATGGCTTTTGCCTTGTTGGCTATAGGTTTGTATAGCGCTTTATCTCTCGGGGGGAAGAATATTTCTGTATCTTCTCCTCGACATTTAGCATCGTATCTCC